GCTTGGTGCCGGGTTTGAAGCAGATCCATTGGCCGGGGAGGGCGCCTTTGCAGATGCGGGGCTTGGGGTCGGGTTGCCGTGGGCCGTACGGCGGAGCGCTCTCACGCTCGAGCATTGGAGCGATGCTCACAGGTGGGTCTAGGCTGCGGTAAGACGAGCTCATTTCACCTCCTTGATGCGCAACCGAGCGGACTGGGCTGGTTGCTCGGCCTCCCGCTGCGGGTTGACCACTGCTACCAGCGCGGCAACGTCCAGGGACTCCACGTGCTGGACGTAGATGGTCCGGGTCACCGGAGCCTTGATAAGTCGCCCCCATGGCCACCAGGCCAGCCAGCCCCTTTGTACGGGTTCCAGCTGGGTTGCGCTTACTTGGATGGTGTAGTGCATGTGCACTCCTTGGTAAGGTGCATGTCGGGGCTCCTGTCAGATTTCATCGATGTCGTCCTCGTCGGTGGTCGCGGTGGTGGTCGCGGTGGACGGAGCCCAAGGCGCCATCCGCGCATCCTTCATCGCTTGGTACTTAGCCGCCTCGTCGTCGTCGATCGTCTCCCGCATTGCGATGTCCTCCCCCTTCACCAGGAAGAACTCGTACATCGCGAGCCACTTGGCCGGGCAAGTCTTGAGCCGATAAGGCCGGATGTCCACTCCCTTGGGGTATCGCTCCTTGAGCTCCATAGCCTGATCCAGAGGCGCCCCTCGGTCCATGTTCGCCTGGATGTTCCCCTTGTAGCGCCAGGAAAGCACCTGACTCTCAGGCTCCGCACTGTCGAGCATGGACTGCAGGATGTGCCGGCGCAGCCACGCGCCACCCCCCATCTCTTCATAGTGCTCCTTCATCTTAGGCGTGACGGAAACGTGAAGTTGCACGTTCCTCTCCGTTGACACCCCGTCTATCCCCATTGGCACGAACTTTGCAGGCATGATGCTCCTTTTGCGTTAATCGAACGATGAATCACACGATAACTTTGCTACAACGGTGTTAGTGTTCAGGATCTAAGCACCTTTGTCAAGCATTCAATAGATGACACTATGCACAGAAAGTGCCTAAGTTTTGAGCAGAACCGGGTGCATGCCGGCTTTGCACGGGAACCCTTCCATCCCCTTCTACCTCCCTACTAGCACCCATTTCTTCCTTAAGTTGTTGATCTGTCTATCTTCTTACTACCTTACTACCTATTGTATAAGATCCAACCACCAGTAGTAGAGTAGAGTAGATAGTGGATATAAATAGGAACTACACAATGAACTATCTAATTTACTCTACCTTTCTCTGGCAACTCTTAGGAAACGGTCGTAAGGTAGAAAGGTGGTAAGGAAATCGGGTATGGCACGAATCGTGCTAGGCGGCCCATGGATGAGAACAGTTCGCATTGACGAGGTGATGGCGGGTTCCGCAAACGTTTGCGCACAGTTGACATAACGCCCATTAGCGCGCTTCAGTTACAAAGTCACGCTGACAGCTTGCCTGTTTAGCCGATTGGCGGCATGATTAGCCCGCCCGGCCAGGTGCTACACGCCAGTGCAGAAGGCCGGGCAGCTGCCACTGCAGGCAGCAGCTGATCCCTTGATCCTCCGCCCGGCGAGCTCCCGTTCCCTCCCTCATGGGGGCTCGCCGGTCACCGGAGTGTGACGGATGTCACACCGCAAACGTTTGCGCCGCCAAAGCGCGCCAACTCTGGGACCCCCTGGGGCACCGACTCCCCTCGTGTGGTTTGAAGCTCACCCCCTCCCTAGTCCGCCCCACTTAGGGGGTTGTAAGCGCACTAACACCCATACAGACATAGACTCCGGCATCGAGCGCGAATGGCCCGTATCTGCGCATCTGGAGACATGTCACATGCCCGCAAACATAGACGGCGACCCGAGAGACTTCGACACCCAAGTTGGATACGGCCTAGTACCTGGCTACACGCGAGTGGCGGCACTGGGAAACAACCCGTCGATCACCACGAGTGTGTCCGTTGCATCGCCACAAGACATTTGGTCTGGAGGCGGCTTGTATCCTTGGATGCCGCAGGGGGGGACGGCGCTGGAGGTGGTGAGTAGCAGTGCATCTGACGCGGCTGCTGGCACAGGAATTCGCACGCTCATACTCCAACTATTGGATAGCAACTATTTGGCGAGCACGATCCCTATCGTACTCAATGGGACGACGGCGGTTGCGGTGCCTGGAGGGGCAAAGTGGTTGCGGGTTAATGGGATGATCATCACGTCGGCGGGGAGTAATGGGACGAACGTGGGGACGGTGACGCTGAGGGATACGGGAGGCGGGACGACGCGGACGATCATGGGGGCAGGGTATGGCATTGCGAGGCAGGCGGTGTATACGGTGCCTGCGGGGTCTACGCTGAGCATCAATAGCCAGGTGTTTTCGATCATTACCACGCTTGCGTCACTGCAGGGTGTGACGGTAGCGGGATATATACAGAGCATGGCGGGGGGAGTGACGTACTACAGGATGCCGCTGGAACTCAGCACGACGGATACGTACAGGCACGACGGGGTGCCTGGGATCATCCTGACGGAGAAGACGGACTTTGCGCACAGGTGCACGGCCAGCGGGAACACGGTGTCACTGAGCACGGGGTTTCTGGGGGTGTTGAGGGACAACCGGGTGGGTTGACGGCGCCGCACGCCCCCACTTGACACGCTTCCACTTAAGCCGTCTAATGTGCTACCTCGACGTGAGGTGACACAAGGGACACAGACATGGACACACGCTGGACGACGAGCAGACCGATGACGGATGCTGAGGTGAAGGACTACTGGGAGCATGCGAAACAAGTTCAAGCGGCGTACAACACATCGGTTGATTCAGGCAAGCAAGCCATGGCCATCGCGGAACAATCGATGGGTGCCAAATACGGAACGCGCAATAAGCCCATGACGGTGCGAGAGAGCATCGACCAGCGCATCAATGCGCTGCAGGGCGAGCTTGAACGGCTGCAGAGCATGCGGCGCAAGATGGAGAGCGTGCTTGACGTGCCTGCGAGCGACGTGCTTGGGGTGCTTGGGGGCTAGCGCGTGGCAGACAGCAAGGAGGTAACCCGCATCCTCCAAGCCATCTCCGAGGACAGAGCGCTGGGAAGCGCCCTGTGCTTCGGTCACCGGCACCCGCAGGAGTCGCCCGCGTTCCACATCCAGATCATGGACCTGTGGAGGAGCAGCGACGAGTTCATTGTGATCGAGGCGTTCCGGGAGGCGGGTAAGTCGACGCTGAGCGAGGAGTTTCTTTTGCTGGAGGCGGCGTTCGGGAATTTCCGGTATGCATTGATCTTCGGGGAGACGTATACCAAGGCTTGCCAGCGGCTGGCGGCGATCAAACATGAGGCGCTGCGGAATACAAAGTTGCTACCGTTATTTGGAGACCTTCGTGGAGAGCCTTGGACTGAGAACCGAATCTGTCTATCGAACGGAGTGTTGATCGAAGCGCATGGTTGGGAAGAGGAGATCAGGGGCTATAAGTGGCTGGATGCCAGACCGGACCGCGCTTATCTGGATGACATCGAGAACCGATCGATGGTCAGGGACACGGCGGCGGTGGACGCTACTTGGAGGAAGCTGAATACGGAGTTGATACCGGCGTTGGACAAGGAGCGGCGCAAGATCCGGATTACCGGGACGCCATTGGCTGATGACTGCATGATCAACCGCTGCAAGGCGAGCCCGGAGTGGACGCATGCGGCGTTCCCGATCTGCATAGGCGGGGGTGTTGGAGAGTCGGTTATCGATGACCCGAAGGCTGTGTCGCAATGGCCTGAGCGGTACCCGATGCACTGGATACGCAGTGAGAGGGCGAGGTTTGCGTCGGCGGGGTTGCTGCGGGAGTTCGTGCAGGAGTACATGCTCATTGCGGCGCAGACGCAGGGCAAGCCGTTCACTGAAGACATGATCCGGTTCGAGGATATGGCACCGCTGGCGTATTCGCCTCGGGTGGTCATCATCGACCCTGCGCGGACCAACGTGGTAGGCAAGTCCGACCGGACAGGGCGCGTAGTGGTGTCACGCCTGGGATCACGGTTCTATGTGCACGAGAGCTCGGGCGAGTACTGGAAGCCTGACCAGATCATCAACGACTGCTTCGAGGCATCGGACAAGCACGACGATGCGGAAGTCGCGATCGAGCGGAATTCGTTGGATGAGTTCTTGATGCAGCCGCTGCGTACGGAGATGACAAGGCGTGGTCGGACACTCAACCTGCAGGCCGTATTGGCGCCTCCCGATCGATCTAAGGAGCAGTTCATTCTTGGATTGCAGCCGTGGTTCAAGGCTGGGGATATCGTGCTCGTGGGAGGTAGGAGCAAGCATCCGCAGCTGGTGGCTGAGATACTGAATTTCCCATCTGGCAAGCGGGATATCTTGAACGCACTGGCT